AGCGCGAGGGGCCTGCGGGATTTAGCGTACCGATGGTGTTTCAACCGGCCAGACAGGTATTTCAAGAGGCGGAAGGAGAATGAGTATGAATGAGACAAAGCACATCGATTGCCCGTGTTGGATCACAGGACGCTTCAGGCAGGCTCCCTGCCCATACCACGACGGCAAAGATGAATATCCCACAGGATCTTGGGCTACGGCTCTGGCCGCCGTGGAAAAGGAGAAGGAGAAACAAAATGCGTGAATATCGCGTAATAATTCGGGCGATAGTAGAGGATCTTGAGAAGAATTTGGGGATTAATGCAGCGTTTCCCATAACCAGACATCTGGCGGACGCCCACAGTGAAATTATAAAACGCGAGCGGGAGAGCGAAGTGCGGGCGATACCGGAGACGAGGCCGCGTTAGGCGAACTCGCACGGCACAGTATGCCCATCCCCTGCTGGTGCCCGCCCCGTGCGTTTAGATGCTCGGTAGCCTAAAAGTGCACTTTTATCTACAACACGTGCACTAGATGTGGTAGCCTTGGACTAGAGAAGCACAAGGCCCCGGCTCCTTTCCTGTAACATTAACCTCCTACCGGGGCCTCCAATACTTCTCGCGGGTTAACGAATCCTAACCCAAGATGGGCGAATCCAAGCCTAAGCCCCGCAAGCAGGCACGAGCGGCCCGCAGCGCGATAATCGCACGCGGCGTCATTGAGCAGAAATCCCCCTCAGAGATCGGCAAGCAGCTCGGTATCAGCCGTGTCCAGGTCTGGAAAGAGACGCAGAGGCCAGAGACACAGGCGCTCATTCAATCCTGGATGCAGCCATTCCACGATGAAATCAAGGCCGAAATACCTAATGCGATAGCAGCGGTGCGCGACGGCATGAAGCCGGGGGAGAAGATAAACGACCGGCTGCAGGCAGTGAAGACCCTCGGAACGGTCATGGAATGGGCCGAAGGTCGCAGGGAAGACGGCGACAATCGCCCGAAGCGGTGGGAGGGTGAGTTCGTGGAACTGTTGCAGTTCTACCAGTCGTTCGAGAAGCCTGAATGACCGAATACCGCCTACGTGCCAAGCCCCCGAAGCTGACGAAGGCCGAAGCGCTCGAACTGGAGAAGCGTAATGCCCTGGTACTGGAGCATCTGGACTGGGCGCACGGGATAGCGCGGAACGTGGCGAAGTGCCTGCCAACGTGGTTTGTCCCAGACGATTTACTCGGGCCGGCAGAAATCGCCCTATGCCACCTGGCTGACAAGTACGATCCATCGCGCGGTGTGCCGTTCAGGGCTTTTGCACAACTGAGGCTGTATGGCGCCTGCTTCGACTCGGTGAGGAGGAAGGAATACCGGGAGCGTGGCCACTTGGAACTCAGGATTGTGGACCGCAGCCCGAACCCGCACGAGCGGCCAGCGGGGACCTGGAGAAGTTGGGCGCACACGGGCGAGTCGATGGAGCCAAGCGACGGAGGCAGCGCGGCTGAGGCTTTGGAGAAAGCGCAGAGCGGCATATTCCGCTACGTCTGGAACCTGCCGACCAGACATCAGCGAATCATCGTCATGAGGTACCTGCTGGATATTCCTGTGGATGAGATCGGGCGCCAGATGAACCTGAGCGCCCCGCGAATCAGCCAGTTGCACGGCGAGGCTATCACGATGCTACGGGGGGCGATAGAGCGCGCGGAGGCGCATCCGATCAAGTACAGCGAGGAGTGGGAAATACGCCTTAAGCACAAGGCCAGCAAAATCATGGAGAAGAAATGAGCGGACTGGACAGCATAAAGAATCTACCGACTCTCGGTGAAGGCCGGGAACTCGAAGACATCACAAAGGAGATCCACCTGTACGAGGCGCACGCCCAAGGGCACGCCGGGGATGCGATCAAGTTCAAGGTGGAGATTGGCAAGCGGCTCACGCGGGCGAAAGAACTCCTGAAGCACGGCGACTTCTTGCCTTGGGCGGAAAAGGAGTTCGGTTGGCAGCGTAACCACGTCTCGAAGCACATGCGCTTGGCGGCAAATGTATCCCGTGGGATACATTTGAACCCGAACGCGAGTCTTCGGGCAGCTCTGGCGGCGATCTCAACCCCCGATCCCCAAGCGGAAGGCGTGGAGACGGAGACGCCAGCCAAGCCCGAGCGGGCGAAGTTCTACCTTCTGACGGACGGGCAGGGGTGTACGTTTGATTTCCGCGCGGATTCCCTAGAGGCTGCATTCCTGGAGTCCGCGATAGGTCAGCCGCTGGAGGTTAGCAAGTTGTGATAAAGGCAATTGTTGGCTGGCTGCTGTTTCTGATCGCGGCTGTATGCCTCTGCTTCGGGGCTATCGTGGCCGCGCTCTTGATCTGGTACGGGGTGGCTAGCTGGTTGGCATGACACCATTCAGCCGCGACGAAGCGGGCGAGATGATCGCGGAGTTTAAAGATCACGCCCGATTCTGCTCTCATCTGAAGATACGCACGAAGGATGGCGTAACCGTGCCCTACGTGCCCAGTCCGGGTGGTCGCAAGCTAAGTGCGGCGATTCGCAAGCAGGAGGCGGCGCGGGTGCCCGTGCGTATCGTCTGCCTGAAGGCTTCACAGGTGTGGATGAGCAGTTCAGCGGCGACTGAGATATTCCACAAGATCCCATTTTGGCCGGGTCGGCGGGCGCTCGTACTCGCTGACACGCAGGCCCACGCAGACCTGGTGTACGGCTATTACGAGCAATTCATCAAGTCTTACGCGGATTCGCCCATCGGGGGCGACCGAGATGCATCGGTCAGGCTTCCAGCGCTTGAGAAGGACACAGAGCAGCACGTCAGGTGGAAGAACGGGAGTTCGATCATGGTCGGCACGGCCAACAACGTGGACATTGGCCGCTCAGCCCCGTACAACTGGGCGCAGCTCTCCGAAGCAGCCTTCTACCGCAACCTTGGCGGGCTGATGACGGGCCTGATGCAGCGTGTCCCGATGTCCCCAGACTCAGGCGTGATTATCGAGAGCACGGCGAACGGCGCCGAGGGGGACTTTCCGGACCTGTGGCAACAGGCAATCGGCGGGCGGTCTGGCTGGCTGGCTGTATTCTTCGCTTGGTGGGAGCACCCCGAGAACACTCTAAGCACCGGGATGCTCGGTTATGCCGATCGCGGGGCGTTTCAGCGGAGCTTGGACCGTTCAGAAGTCACGGAGCAACAGCAGTACAACCTCACCCTTGAACAGTTAGCTTGGCGGCGCCACAAGATCGAGACGGACTGTAGCGGTCACCTTGAGCGGTTCCAGCAGGAACATCCCGGCAACGCGACTGAGGCATTTCTGCGCTCGGGGCGGACCATCTTCGACATGGGTGCGCTATCGCGGATGCCGTTGGTTCAGGACCCGACACGCGGGCGGCTTGAGGTTGTGTTGGTTGGGGTGGAGAAGCGCATTCAATTCTTGGAGGATAAAGTCGGTGATGTCTCTGTCTATCGTAGGCCCCTGGTGGGTAGAAACTACATCATCGGTGTTGACCATGCTGAGGGAATCGACCCCCTTGCCAAAGAAGGAAGAAGCGACCCAGACTACTGCGCTGCCTCAGTACTGGATGCCGACACAGGGGAACAGGTTTGTGCAATGCGCGAGCGGTACGAGCCTAGACCCTGGGCCGAGCGTGTATATTGGCTAGCCCGCTGGTATAACTGGGCTTTCATCTCCCCCGAACAAAAGGCGGTCGGGAAAGCGGTAATCGGGCACCTGCTGGAGATCGAGGGCGGCTACCCGCTCGAACTGATCTACTCACAGGAGCGCGACCCGAGCGACCGCAGGCCGGCGCTGCTTCAGGAGTTGGGATTCGATACCAATACAATATTTCGCCCGATCCTTGTTTCGGCGCTCGACACAGCCATCAGAGAGATGGCGATACAAATACACGATCCAGTAACGATTCAGGAGTGTAGGGCATTCGTCAGAAAGCCCAACGGACGCGAAGAGGGGATCAGGCACGACGACGCGGTGCTATCTCTTGCCTTAGCCGTGGTCGGCTTGCCTAAGGCACGAAGGGCCTTCGCATATCGCGAACAAATGAAGCGGGATGCACAGATACACACCAAGCCGACGAGGTATGGGCGAAGGGTTGACGACGATGACGAATGAAATCGTAGTTGGGTGACTGAATATTGCGCCAGGTTGTGACGATATATTCTCGAATGACACAACAAGAGCGCAGCCGGGCATACTATCTCAAAAACCGAGAACGAATCATCGCGAAAGTTCGCGAGTACTACCAGAACAACAAAGAGAAGCACAGGGAGTGCGGGCGTCGGTGGGCGGAGAAAAACCGCGATAAGGTCAACGCCGACAGCCGGAAATACGTCGCGAACCACCCAGAGAAGCGAGCCGCAACGGTGAAACGCTGGCAGCGGCGGAATCGCATAAAGCGGGATGCCCACGTCATCACGAATAACGCGATTCAAGGCGGACACCTGATCCCGATGCCGTGCGAGGTGTGTGGCTCCAAGGCCCAAGCGCATCACGATGATTATTCCAGACCATTGGATGTCCGCTGGTTGTGCCCGAAACACCACGCCGAGCACCACAGAAAGCAGGCATCGGTGTGAAGTACCTTCAGCCATCCTTCACGATCCCGCCCCCTGAGAAGCTGACCTGTTGCGAGTGTTGCGTTTATGGGCGCGGGGAGCATGCGAAGTGGTGCGCTCAGTCTGGACGGGGCACTGTGGAGTTTCTGCCCCGCAAGAAGATATTGCCCGAGCTGCCAAAGGAGCCGGGGATGTATGTTTTACGCTATCGCAAGATACGAAACAAGGAGAACGGATGAAAAAGGCAATGGGATGCATGATCGGCCTCTTCCTCTTAGGAACTGCCTGCTTCGGGCAAAAGGCGTTATTGGTCGGGCCGACACAGGTTGGCGCGGGCGCGACGGTTCAGTATAGCGTGCAGCTTCAGGGCACAACCGGGAATGTGGCTGCGCTACAGGATACACTCACGACCACGCCGACCACACCCATGAGCATCAGCACGGCAGCGGGAACGCTTCCCAACAAGACGGTATTCTGCAAAGCGGCGACATGTCTTGTTATGGGCATCGTTCCCGTCCCAACGCTGGATGCCAGCGGGAACGCGGTATTCGCCCCCGGCACGACGGTCAATAACGCGACTATCACTGACGGCAGCACGGTGCAGACGTTTACCCTGACGGTACCGACCACAGCGGCGACTGGCAGCACGATCGCCCTATCGCTGACCAACCCGCTAGGCGCGGACGCATCGGGAAACGCGGTAACCCTGAACGGTTCGACCTTGACCGTAACCGTGGTTTCGCCCCTGACTCTGGTACAGACGGCGTTCTTCAACTGGACGCAGAACCAGACTGCGGCGAACTTCTTAGCTCTGGCGCAGGCGACAGCGACCTGTACGGCGACACCGGGCGGATGCCACTAGAACGGCTAGCAGATTGGCCCGCCGAACTTGATGAACTGGCCCGCGAAGACATGGAGCGCGATGAACAGGTGTCCCCGAACCCTCCAACAGACAGGCGCGAATACTTCGCTTTGCGGCGGGCGATAAGAAGACGTGAGGCCAGGAAAATACAAGGCCGAGATGCGCGATTGGCTCTTGCAGTTAGCAGACGGGCTTGATC